TAATCACCCGACACCGACAATTGATCGTCTCGCCCGGCGGTCCCTGCGGATCGCCCGGCCACCGTAACTCATGCCCGCCCACGTCAAACGGCTGATCGACCGGGATCGGCTCGGCCAACGTCGCCGCGTGGATGCGGAGGTGACTGGTTCTGGTGCGATTGTCGCCCGTCGCCATCCAGCGTTTGCGTAAGTCCGGCTCAAGCTCGGCGTTGACAAGCTGTTGGCTGTGATGGGCTAGGTTGGCGGCGCGGGTCATCTCTGTGCGTAGTATCGCCTCGGCTCGGGCGGCGACTCCCTTGACCACTTCCGGCCTGCGCCTTCGGCCCCATACGCCATCGGAAGCGCGGATGCCTAATATCCGCCCGCTGGTTATTTCCTTCATTGCCTGGAAGGGCGTTATCTGCCCCAGCAAAGAGCGCGTTATCTGCGTCTCGATCCGGCCTTGAATGTCTCCGCTGATGTCCTTGATTAGATCGGCCGAGAAGTCCAGGATCACATTCAGACGGGCCACGTCGGGCCGATAGAACACGCCGGAGATGCCGCCCGCTTGCAATGGCTCGACGGCCATCAGCCCGCCGGCTTCATAGATAGCGCCGAATTGGGGGCGCATCTCGGCCGCCAGTTGCGCCTCGAAGCGGGCGGTTATGTCGGCTACGTTGCGCTTAAGTTGCGCCAGGCGGTAGGCGCTGAAGCTGTCCGGGTCAACCGTCAGCAGTTCGGCGGCTATCTCCTGGCGTAGCCCCTGAAGCGAGGCCACCATGCGCCGGATCGTCCCGTCTTCGAGGGTGACGAGGCGACGGGCGATTTCGTCCAGCTTGCGGGCGTAGGCCCGTTGTTGGGGCGTGAGGCGTGGGCCTCGCTGCTCGGTGGCGCGGGTGGTCATTCTAGTATCCCAACTGCCGTCACCGCTTCGGTTATGCGCCCGGCCGGAAGATAGCCGGCATTTATTAATCCTTCGCGGATTAACGCGGCGGCTTGATCTTGTGGAGTTCGCCTCTGGTCTTCGGACATTTTAAATAGCGCGTCCTTTTCGTCATCGTACAATAATGTCGTTATGCGCAACTTCTTCATTATTCTTCCTCCACCCCCACACCCTGGCCCCCGTTCTGTCCAAATCCGCCAACATTCAAGCCCTGCGCCAGCATCGCGCCGCGCTGGGCGGCCTTCTCCTCGTCTCGCTCAACCTGCTCCGCTTCGGCCTTCTCAAGCTCCTCGGCCACGTCATATTCGACGCCAAAAGCCGCCGCAGCCTGGGCCACCAAAAGCGCCGCCGTTTCGTGGGTGATGTAGCCCTCGTCTTCGGCGGTTGTGACGCCGGCCACAACCTGGTTGAAGGTCGTCGCGGCGGTGGCGGTGTCCTTGGCTGAGAGTTCCGGCATGATAATGTCGATTTCTGCCGGGTCGTTTCCGGGGTAAGCTCTGGCTATAATGGCCTGGTCGCGGACGGTGTAGCATATCCTAAGCAGCATCTTTTTAATCACCATCTGCTTGGACTTCAAGCCCCGGTACGCCGGGCCGCTTTGCTCCGTGGCCGTGGCCCGGTTGGTGTCGGAGCCGTCGCCGAACCAGTGAAAGGGGAGGCCCATCGCGCCCAAGATTGTCTTGATTTGTTCGGCGTGGGTGGCGATAGAGCTACCTTGCCCAACGTCTGGGGCCAGCACGGTGGTTTCTTCGTTTTCATTGTGATAGTTTCTCATGCCAGCCCGGAGAGGTCGCTCTCCGCGCTTTTGAGCATAGGCCGGCAGTTCGGCATCGCTTTTTCCAATCACTTTTATGTCGATCAAAAAATAGCTTTTCACGCGCTCGGCTACACTCATATTATACAGCGTCTCGTCAGCCTGGTCGATCATATCGGCCACCGGAAGCAGCGCCGACCAGCCGCGTGGCTGGTTGCTCAAGCTGCCCCAGGTGCGATAGATGCATGAGCCGGTGTAGTCTCTCAGCCCGGCGTCTCTGAGCATGGCAACTTCCCACGGCTCATACTGCGGCGTGACGTTGGCCGCCGTTACCAGCAGGCCCGGAAAGCGGGCCGGGAACACCATCTCGCCCTCGGCGGTTGAAAATATTACGTCGTCATCCTCTCGGATAATTCGGTATATCCTAGCGTGCCCGTCGGTGGTCTTGCGTAGTACAACGGCCGCCCGGCTCATGGCGTTGCCCGGCTCGGTGACGACATTCTCGATGTCGCCAGGGTCGATGTAGCCCAGCCGGGCGCGGCCATCGGTTTGGCGCACGAAGACCGGGAAACACTGAGAGCCAAGAAGGGGAAGCTGGAGCGCGAACTCCATCACCCGGTCGGTCATGTTATTGTCATCCCAAAAGGCATCGAGGATTTCTTGCAGTGCTTCGTCCTCAGTCCTCGGCGCAACTTCCGCAGATACAAAGTGATTACGCATCACATCCATGATCCATGATGCAACTCCGCTCTGTTCGTAGAGCTTCCAAATTGTCTCCATCGCCTTTTGGGGGTCTTCCGCGTACTCCCGGGCCAAGCGGCCGCCAAGCGCCTTGTAGCCGTAGCTGGTCAGCCCGGCGGAGGTCGATACCGACTCATCGTTGCCCCCGTCTCCGAAGCCCTCGCGGTAGGCGGTGCTGGCTGCTTCCGTGATGCGCTTGTCGGTTTTAGCAACAACCGCACTAATGCGATTGTTTGCCTCCAGGGTGGCCTCGACGATGCGTTGATCCGAGCGTTCCACTTCCCTGCTCACGCGCTCGTCTAACATGGCCGGGGTCACGCCACCAACTACCTCAATTATTTGATCTCTTAGCGTTACCATAATCTGCTCCTGCGTTCTGGTTTGTAGTCGTCCAGGCTCACGTCCTGGACGTAGCCGCCGGCCTTCGTGCCGCCGACGATATACGAGGCGGCATATCTCAGCGCATCTAACCAGTGAAATTCAGACTTACGTTCTATAACGTCGGTCGGTGCACCGTTTTCGTCCACCTTGCGGCTGTATCTTCCAAACTCGTCTCTAAGCCCCTTTAGGTTGCGAAACACCCGCAGCCGGTCAGTTTTTAACAGCGTCGTTACCCGGTCGATGCCGCTCTCTACGTCTGCGATGGGCGGCCCCTCGACCCGCAGCCCCGCCGCTTGCCAGTCCATGCGTTGCTGCTTCTCGCTTTTGGCCCCGCCAACTGCGGTCACGTTCGACAATTCGGGCGGTAGGTGGCGCTTGGTTTGGGCTACGTGGCCCGCCGTGTCTTGTTCGCCGCCGTGTATGCCGTGATGAGCATACCATCGCCCGTCGGCGGGGTTGAGGGCCAAATAGAGCTTGACCGTGTTGACCGGGCCAAAGTCCAGGCCCACCACTCGCTCCCACTCCGGCGAGATAGGGAACGGATCAACCAACATTGACGGCTTGAAGTCCTTGTAAATCAGGCCCGCCGGGGTTGCAAACTCGCCCCGGTAAAACATCAGAAAGCGCCAGTCTTGCATCTTGCCTTCGGCCCGCCGGAATTCAGCCTCCGGGAAAGCGGGGTTGATAATTGACGAAAATTGTATCACGTCTATATCCGGGTCGCCCTCCTGCCAAGGGTCGTAAATCTCGGTTTTGAGCCAGCCCAGATTATAAATGGTGGTTGAGCCAAAGACCCGGCCTTGAGCCAGCGACAAGCGGCGTAAAACCGCCTCCCACACGTCCAGGCTGAAACCGTCCTGCCCGCACTCGTCGAGCCAGGCCGCTTTAGCCGTGGTGCTTTCCAGGCCGCCGGGGCTGGCGGCAGAGCGCAAAATGATGCGCCCCCACATTGGATCATCGGAGCGGGTAGCCTGGAACTTGCCGGTGTCCGGGTTTTTTAATTCGATGATCTTATCTCCTGCCCACCACTTGCCCACCTTCAGCAGCGACTCGAACACGGTGCGCGTCTCCGGTAGCATTTTGAGCTTAAAGAGATCATATGAAGCGGTGGCGGCGATGTAGTCGCCGGGGCCGATGCGCTGGATTTCTCGCCACAGCCACCAAGGGCCGAATGAAGTTTTGCCGCCCTGCGTTCCGGCCAGCATAAAAACAAAACGCTTTTCGCTATTCCAAGCTCGCGTCTGGCCCTGGTGGAGCGATAGCCGCACCGCTCCGCCGTCAATTCTCCATATGTTCATCTGGGGCCAATTCGACAATAACCTCTTTAATAGCGATGGTATCGCCGCCGCTGGTAATATCTCTTTTCTCCGGCGCATATACCCCGATGATCTTCTCGATAGCCGTCGCCTGTTGACTGGCAACCGTCAGATAACGCGGGTCGCCGTTGCGCTCCTCGGTTTTAATCTGAGCCTTGGTTCTCGTCTCCGGCTTGGCCCCGTCTTCGGCTGACCGGGGGCCGCTGTCTATCGTCTCTTGTATCGTCGTTTCCTTCGGCTTCTTGCTCTCGGCGTAGTCGGTCAAGGCCAGGGCCAGCAGATGCCGCCGGACGCGCAGGGCTGCCGTGATCGCCTCGGAGGTCTCCGCTACGCGCTCTTCCTGCCATTCGATTTTGAGGGCTTCGAGGTCGCGGCTCACGGTCATTTGTGTAACTTCGATATTGTACCGGGCCTTCAGAGCGTCGGCTATGTCCTGCTGTTGACTTATGCCCTCCGCCCACAAACCCGCTATCTTGCTACGGCGGTATAATATTTTCTTGTTCTTCGTGCTTTTCTTTGATGTCATAATATTCAGAATATGGTAAACATTTGAGTTACGGTCTC